TTGAGCTTGTGCAAGCGGAGACACAGAACGCACTTTAACTTCTCGTCCGTTTACTGTAGGAACTTCTATGCGGCCCTGCTTCTTTAGGATGTATATTACACGCTGAAGTACGGGCTGCACGAGTTCTGCTTGCAATCGACCAAATGCAGACCCCATCCTTCTAGCCAAGTCGCCCATACGTTCCGCTACTTCAGTTGCAGTTGCAGGAGTTTTATCAGGATTCCCAAGCATATCATTGTATAGCGCACGTTTAATATTCAAGCGCATATCGCTAAGAACAAGCTGAGCTACATCAAAACGACCAGCAGCTTGTATTGGCTGAAGTCCAGCAGACCCCATAGCTTTCGGTATAATTGAACCGGGCACTAAATTAATCGTGTCAGGGTTGATTACACCATCATCTTCCATTTGATAAATGCCAGAGATAGACATCTGGGCATTCTCAAGAATAAGCTCAATAGTAAGATTCGTAGTTTTAATAGCAGATAGCGCATTAAGCAGTGGGCCACGTCCATAGATTTCACCAGCGCATTTACCCCAGCGAAAACAAACAAACGGATTAGAGCCAAGCCCAGTCATTTCTTTTGCATGCAGCATAGTTTTAGTGGTCATGCAGATTGCATAGTGAAAGTAAGCTTCTTCGTTTTTCTTCTTGTAGTCGCGGCAAACAACCTCAAGAACTGTCGTTTCACGCTCAGATCCCATTAAAGATGTAACCTTTTGATCAAAGGTTCCTTTAGGATACATAATCGGAAGATGGTCAAACTTAACTTTCTTTCGCTCACGGTAGACGTGATCGATCTTATCATCGGGACCAGTGTCAAGTACCACATGAGGGAGCGGTATAGCTGAGAAGTTTACAGGATTGATTGCATCCCCCTCTTCTACGCACAAGACACCAGTACCCACAGCCAAATCCATGAATGACTCATGAACCTCTTGACTGAAATTAGAGTTCTGAAGAACCTCGAATACATACTCAGTTACTTCATCAAGCTCGTTATCTATAGCTTCACGCTGATCTGGCGGGACTTCGCTTCCAGCCATAAGGTCAGCCCAACGCGCAAAGTTAGGAACCAAGCCAGACTGTAAGCGGCTAGCAAACTCTTGCACACCAACCACCGCAGTCTCATCAAAGATCTTATCATCTCTGCGCTGTCCAGCTTCTTCATAATAAAATGACTCACGTTGAGGCAAAGCATACTCATAGCATTCCTCGAATAACGGAACCCAGTTTTCACGAAAGGCTTTTGCCTTCTGATAACTTTGAATATATTGCTTTGCTATATCAGCCATTAGCCAAACCTACCCAAGAATCCACCGCCAGAAGCCCTAAACAAAGAACGTCTTCCAGCGCCACCGCGCATACCGCTTCTTTGCGTCTTGCCTTCTAAAGCTGTAGAAATATCTTCACGCTTCTGCTTGGCCCTCTTTTGAATCTCTTCAGATTTAGCCTCTTCAGCTTCTATACGCTGTTCTGCTGCTGCTTCTTTCTCAGCCTTACTAGGGCCACCACCGCCAAAACACATATTAATCTCCTTTGTTTTTTACTCGTAACCACAGAAACCATGAAACATCAATGCACAAAAAACTACAGACGTGACCAGAAGCTAGGCTTATTTCTCTGTTTTGCACCCCTGCTAAACACATCAAAGTTACGCTTTGCAATTACAGGCTTTGCTGGTTTTTGACTATTCATCAAAGCTCTACCCTCACCAGCGCCTAAGAATAAATACTGAGCTGCATCATGAACGTGGCTAAACATATTCTTATCTGGTTTGTCTGCGTATCTCTCGCCGCTTACTTCCATACGCTTATAGGCATAACCACCCTCAAACCCCTTAATTAACTGGGGGCAGCGCCTGTCTATTAGTAGTGCTGGCTTACCTTCGACCATCTTCGTCAACTGGGAGGAAACCGACTCTAGTCGGAGGTCAACAGAGTTGGAGGGCGCAGGAAACGCCTTCAAGCCAGCACCGCGCAGAATATGAAAGGGAGTCGATTCATCAGTCTGCGCTCTAAAATCACCCGCAGGATCGCCGTAAATAATTACCTCAGAGGCAGCAGCAAACCTAGTGGATAGTTCATTTCTAAGAACCTCGGCAAAACGCACGATGCCCATGTCTACCGCCACAATTTCTGACTGTAGAAACCATCTTCCTCTTACCTTTTGACCAAAGACCGCAGCAGGAGTTAGACCAAAATCCACACCAACATAAACTGGCATGCTTGCAGCAACGGGTATTTCTTCTTGAGCTATGTGAACTTCGGATGCAAACATTGGATATACAGGCTTTCCGTCTTGAATATGACCCAATCGGTTCATCACATAAACATCTATCCATGATTTAGTCTTTCCTCGAATGAGGTTTGGATAGTAACTCTTAAGCATGTTCTTTGTGTTTTCAGCCTTTGGGTTTGGATCATAGTCTTCTATTTCTCCATCTTCTGATTTCTTCTCAACCATGCCAGAGGGCTGGGTATAGAAAGACCAGTTATCCGGTTTGACCAGCATCTTAGCTTGCTCACGCGGAATATGATCTGGGATTGGAACTTCGCCAGACATAATGGGCCACCAATGATCTTCCTCAGGGGCGTTGGTATCGGCAATAACGCCAGTCCAAGAAGGACCACCATCACGCATAGAAGGAAAACGGCCAACACGCATCGTACAGGCATCGATAATACTCTTAGGAATTTCTCTAGCTTCGTTAATCCAGACCCCTGTAAGCTCCAAAGAAAGAAGTTTCTTAACGTCTTCGGGCCTATCAAGAGCCAAGAAAAGAACCTCAAGATCTATGTCTCCCTTTTGAATCCTATGGGTGTATGGCACTGACCAAGTAAACTTGCCCCAGTCTGATTCCGGAAACCAGTCTAGCCAAGTCTTGATAGTAGTAGTTCTAAGCTGTGGATTGGTATTACGAATAATAGCCCAGCGGCTTTTGCGTATTCCGTCTGGGCCTTTCTTCTGCTGAATAGCGCGGCGAAATACTTCAACACAGCAACCAACAGATTTACCAGAACCAACTGGGCCTCTTACGCCACGAAAGAAGGTATCATCTTTCATAAAGGTCTTGAGTACATCGCCATCGGGTTTGTACTTAAAGTTAATCATCTATAACCTTTGTCGACTCCAAAGCGGATCATATCTTCCACCACTTCTGGTGCAATGCTTTCAATCAGCTTATCGCAAGCAGAGTCACTAACCAAGTGGCTGCTTTTACCAAACTTCTCCACAACGTAGGCAAGATGCACCTTGCGCACAATATTGCGCAAAAGATCTAAGTCTTGCTGTTTAATCGTGTTTATAAAGCTCACTTCTTAGCAGCTTTCTTCTTTGGTGCTGGCTTTGGATCTGGGCCTTCAACAAGTCGCCGCGAAGAAGAAGTTCGAGTAGCCCCTGAATAAGTTGTACCGCCCAATGTGTGAGTCGGCCCTTTATAAATTTTATTATCGTTTGCTGTGTACCAAGCCATTATGTTCTGTATTTCCTTACTTTGTTGGCAATAGCTTTCGGTTGAGCCACATGCTGCTTACCTGCTGCCTTACCCTTTCGTTTAGCTGCGGTTGTAGCTGCATATTCAGAAGAGCTAAGAGCAGCGATAGCCTTACTAGGAAGATAACGCTCACCAGTCTCACTAGACTTCTTGCCAGACTTGGTGCGCCACTTCTGCTTACCCCAGTTAAGTAATGACTTCTGAGGTGCCTTCATCGGTATCCACCGCCCGCAGCCTTGTATCTTTTAGCAAGCAACTGCGCTTTCCTTGCTGACCACTTGCCAGCAGCAGTGCCTTGAACATTAGCAGCCTTTATTCTCTGGAACAAAGACTTCCGCATCTTGGGCTTGGTGTAGTTACCAGCAGCATTAACCGCCATCTTGTTCCTCGCTTATGTTCATTTGACTGCGGAACTTCTCACTAGCAGCGCTCTCTAACTTCTTAACCTTCTTCAAAAGGTTCTCACGCTTCATACTAGTAACCATCTGCCCATCAGAAGTGCCAAGAAACTCCTTAACCTTGCGGCGCAACTTAGTCACCATAGAGTAATCTTCAGGCATGCTTTCTAACTGCTTAGAGAGCAACGAATAACGAGCATTTATTTTATCTCTTGGAGATCCACCCTTAGGCATTAGTAACCACCAGTTCCAGTAGGCATCAGCAAAGAACGCTGCTGCATTCCCTTCCGACTTACATCCTGTAACTTGCGCGGCTTGCCCTGCTGAGAAAACTTCCCAATACGCAAAGAAGGTAACTCACCAAACTCAGGCTTCCGCTCCTGATACATACTCTCGGCACTCGGCCCCCTACCAC